ATTTCTTTCATCCAGAATCTAATTAACAGAGTTCTTCCGTATTCAAGGCGTTCAATCAACGTCTTTAAAGATACGTAGTTGTTGGCGTAGCTACCTCCACCGCTAGATGATCCGGCTAAACTAGGAGGAATTCCAAGCCCTGCATATATACTTGTAAGAACTGGTTCGTATTTTTCTTTTCCCAAAAATTTATAAGCTTCGGATTGACTTTCTTTAAATGAAAGTTCTGGTCCCCACACTAAATCCATAGTACCGCCGCCAGTATTGGAAGCAATGATGTCGCGTAATTTATTAATAACGTCTTTCTTTGGAATAATCTTGTGTTCAAGACTACCGACATTCCATAAACGAATTTGTGAAATTGCCCCATCAAGAGCGGCTAAATCGGCAAGTTTCATTTTTTCTAACATAATTAAGTCGTCAAGAATGGCATACAACATTGGATTAGCCCAAACCAACCAATCATCTTTTTTATAATAGAACACTTCAAGTAATTCAGGATCTAATTGGATTTGTCTTTTACCTTCTTTAACTTGCTTTTGAATATCAGGGGGTAATTTAGAAAATGTTTGCTTACCACTCATATCAGCAGCAGTAAACGTGTCATATGTAGTTTTAGACAAGTTCATTAAATAGATAGGTTGACCCAAGAACATTCCATTATAATAATTAAGAACATCAATCGTTAAAGGATTAAGAAAATCGTACTTCCAAGGGATTTCTCTTTTTGGCCTTTTGATATCTTGGATTAAAACATCTGCGGCCACTGCCTTGCGTAGTTCTTCTTCTTTTGCTGCGTTAATCTTGGCAGTGCTTCTTTTAATAACGACATTGCCAGTTCTGTATAAATAATTTAAAAACCTTTCGGACTTTTCTTTTCCATTAACTTGTTTGAACCAAGCCTTATAGAATCTTTCAATAGCCTTATTTGGGTGTACGATATCAACACCCTGAGATGCAAAGTCGCCCATTAGGTCAATAACATTTCTAATAATCCCAACTCTATCATACGCATCCATTGACATCTTTAGGATTCGCTTTTGTCTTGTTGGAACAGCTTCTTCGGGGCGGAAACGATAATAATCATTTCTTGTCATGCTAGTTCTAACAGACTTATTTGGTTCAATATCTATGTATGAACGATAAGAATAACCAACAGCTTTTTGTATACCATTATTTTCTATGTAAGCATCAGAGCTTTCCGCTAAAGCTTTTTGCTTGGAAGAGTCGTCGCCCCACGTTGTGTATAAATCATTCATTACTATTGCAATCTCCAGATAATTGTATTGGTAATCCCATTACTATATAATACACACTTTTGTCAATAGCTGCTATAAATATCTTTCATATTTTCAGAAAACCATTGAGGACCACTATATAGATCTGTTCCATGCAAAGCGGGTACGTAATTTTGTGCAAATCCAACATTTTTATAATACTCTTCGTCATATTTTATAATATCTCTTTGGATATTTAATCCTCTTGCAGACCAGTTAGCCATGATTAAGGCTGAGTAACGGTCTTTTCTTAGTTTGTTCTTCTTTCCACTGCGTGTGTCTGGGGTATCCCATCGCTCTCTGCCGTTTCCAGTTTGAGAAATAACAATAAGAGACAATTCATTCTTAAGTTCTTCTATCTCCATGACGCAATCTTCCAAAGTGTCATGCATTCTATTCGTTCTTTTGTCCTCTTCAAGAGAAAGCCCTAGACTTGCAGCGTCAAAAAAGGGAAAGATTAACATTTTATCTTCCATATCTTTTCTTAGACCGTGATTTGATTCGCCAGTCCATTGTGCAGATGAGAAATTACACACTTCAATGATGTGTATTCCGGGTTCATCGTCTGTTGGGCCGGGTTTATCTGGGTTAATCTTGGGCCAAATTGGGGATTCGCCATCTTTTAGTTTAGTTTTATCGTGTAATGATTCCATAACTGCGATTCCACCGCCCTGTGGGTCCATTGCGATTTCTACAGTGGGGAAAATTTTCATTAAATTGCGTATTTTTCTTGCGCAATAGCCATAAAAATCATTATCCTCAGTTAAATGGGCTTTTACACTATCTCTGTGTCGTTCCCTCGTTGTAGTCCAGCAGTATACAACCCTTCTATGGTCTTCATTTACTTCTAAAACTACAATAGAAAAGTTATCAACTTCAGAAGCTGGGTCAACTCCTATGACATATTTCTTAAGGGGGTTTCCTTTTGTGCTTGCCTCAAAAAATACTTCGCCACTACCAAGAACAATTGGTTTAGTTTCTGAACAAACACAAGATTCAATTAAACTGCGCTTAAAAAAGCCCTTTGAGTCAGTTGAAAAGCAAGCGCCGTATTCCATCTGGAAAATTCCAGCGTGTACGGTAGCTCTAGATCTAGAAATTTGCCCCTCATCCATAAATCCAGCAGGAAGCATGTCTACAGGGATTCTATAAACACCATAATCTTTCCAATTGAAGTCTTCAGGAACTTCTCCATTAAATACTTCAGCTAATTTTCCGCGATCCCCTTGACTTTTTACAATGGCATGGTATCTTTTCCAGTAATCTGCAAAATGATTAAAGTCGTAATACGCTGTACCAGACAATATAATCTGATTTGATCTGTAGAACTCCGAATTATCTTCTGCTACTTCTAAAGAAATACCCAGTTCTTTCGCCCGCCTTTCTTTTGCTCTAGCTTTCACCTTCTCGATAGGTGAACTAGCGACCGCAGCAAAACCGGCGACCACATTTTCAAAAATTTCTCTAGGAATAGAAGCAAATTCGTCGGCAACGATATCGTTAGCACGCTGACCTCTAATTTTTTGTCCATCACCTAGTGGCAGGAAGGTAATAACACTTCTGTTTATACGAACAGTACAGCGGTCCACATCTCTTGTTGTTCCGCTTGATTGGTCGCACAGGTCTCTTAGTATAGGAGCGTTTCTCCATATACCTTCGGCATATTCAAATAAAACTTTCGACTGCCTGAACGCCGCTCCAACCACCACTATTTTTCGTTCAGGCAAGAAGAACGCTCTAAGCATACAATATAAAGATAATATAAATGATTTACCAAAGCCCCGCGAACCGACAAGCATAGGAAACTTCCTGTTCCACATATCGTATAAGATAAGTGCCTGTACAGGTGATATTTCTATGTTGAATATATATTTGCAGACAAAAGAAAAGTATTCAGGGCGTGTCATGAGCCATGCCAATACTTCTGGAACTTTAGTTTTATCTTCCCCGGCCATTTCATAGGCGTATTCTAGAGGGTTGAATAAACTATCCTCTTCAACATCTATTCCAAGCCACGCGTCTTTAAGTTGTTGGTCTGTATCGCTCATGTATTCTCTTCATTAATGAAAGTGCTGTCTTCGTAGCGTAGAATTTATTACCACAAAACATAATTTTAACATTATGGTCTAGTTGCATTTCTAAAATTACTTTTAATAAGTATTTACCGCTTATCTTGCTTGTTTGTTGGAGTCTAACATTATGATTATGAAAGGGGTATTCCATTAAATCTTTTAAGGGGAATTCGCAAATAATAAAGGAGTGTGGGAATTCATCCATGCGGACCAGCTCTTTTTTAAAACGGGCGAATTCTCTGCCTAGATTATTAGCAAACTCCTCAATACAACCCTTTCTTTCAATACATATTTTATCCTCAAGCCCCTTGACCGTGTAATCTCCGGTTTTTATAGTGCCTATTTCTTCAGCAACTGTATGCTCAAAGTTAAACTCCCAAGGGGTTTGTTCGCGGGTATCTTTTACAATAATAAATTCAGGATCTTTTTTCATTCTTTAACACCAGACTTAAAAAATAATTTTGATAGTGGACTTCTTTACCAGTTACATCCTCATGACAAGTTTTACATAAGCATATGCCATTAGAGGGGTCATATCTAAGAGTCGAGGCGTGCGCCCAAGTCATTATGTGATGAACTTGTAAATTCTTGCGGATTTTTGATTGGCACATTTGACAAGTATGTTTATCTCTTTTTAGAACTTTAGATCTAAATTGTTTGTAATTGGGGTCTTGATAATCTCGCTTCGGCCACGTCATGCTCTACCATTCTTTCTACGAGTCGATAAAAAGATACTTCGGGCGACCAGTTTAATTTTTCGTTGGCTTTTTTGGGGCTTCCGCGAAGAAATTCAACTTCGGCAGGACGATAAAACTTGGGATCAATAACTACATACTTTTCCCAGTCTAAGTCATAACGAGAGAATGCCACCTCTAAGAATTCTTTAATGGTATAAGTATTACCAGTAGCTACGACATAATCATCTGGGGTTTCTTGCTGGAGCATTAGCCACATAGCTTTGACATAATCTTCCGCATGGCCCCAATCACGATGAGCATCGAGGTTGCCAAGGCGCAACTTAGGAAATTTTTTATCTTTTTCACTTGCTATAAATTCCCCCAACCACTTAGTGATCTTGCGGGTTACGAAATTTTCGCCCCGGCGTTCACTCTCATGGTTAAAAAGTATTCCAGAACATGCAAAGATATTATAAGAGTCTCTATAATTACGAACTAAGTGATGTCCCGCAAGTTTAGCGATTGCATAGGGCGATTGTGGATAAAAAGCCGTTTCTTCATTTTGAAACTTTATTGGGTCTTCGCCATAATCGTTATACACAGTTGTATAATTTTTTCCAAACATTTCACTAGAGCTTGCTTGATAGAATTTAGTACCAATATTTTCATTACGTATCGCTTCAAGTGCATTCAAAACACCTTTAGCCGTTGCATCCCACGTATAGGAGGGCTGTTCAAAA